CCAGAGAATCCAGCAATGGCTATTAGAATTTTTGAAGAAGAAGACGGTATGTGGTATCCCACAGCATACTCAATTGGAATGCTTTACTCAGATGCAGAAAAACTAGAAGATTTGCCAGTTGTACTATTACCTGCAGTACCCTGACTAGGACGCTTAACGCCAGCTCCAGGATATCTAGGTTCAATAGTGAATGATGGGTTTGCCCCTGCTACTCCATTTTTTTCTGCATCTGGAACATTAGCATACAGTGCTTGAAGTTGATTGTCTGCCTCTGCACGAGTAGGGTGGCAGCCTACGACCTCTCCACCTTCTTTGACTACAGGATAACCCTTACAGCCGTTTGTGCCTTTGCCACCAACACGATAGGGCATTAGTCTTCCATTTCCTCTTTAAGACTAGCACGAAGTTGCCAGCAGAATTTTTGAGCAATTCCTTGTTGATCTGCAAAGAAGTTTGCAAGAGCATATTCCTGAGCAGCATTTGCTTCGGTTCCTGCACTCTTGTAGGCAGCAATAACCATCTCAAGAATGTTGTAAAGATCTTGTGCCATATTCATAGGGTCTGCGGAAACTTCTGTTTCTGGAATAACTGAGAGTTCCATAAAACGAGAAAGCTTGAATGGAGCGTAACCCTGGAAGATACGAATCCATTCTGCAAGTGGATCAATACCAGCATCTAGTGCTTCGTAGATCTTTTCAAAAAGTTCGTGGTACTGTGGGAAATCATCGCCTTCAACATTCCAGTGATATCCGTGTGCTCTAAATTTAGCGTCTACGTGAGTTCCTAATAGAGTTTTTAAAATATTAACCAGTTGTTCATTCATAACATAATTATACCATACAGTTTATGGTAAAATTAAGTATAAGAGAATTGGAGATTAGGTGGCTAGAATAGTTTTTCTTGGCAACTTTAGGGTTAGCTATACAACAGAAACACATCACGTCAAAACATTAGAATCTTTGGGACATAAAGTTTTAAAGTTTCAGGAGTCAGAAGCACGTAGTGAAGACATTTTAAATATGGCATTGAAGTCTGACTTATTCGTTTGGGTTCATACTCACGGATGGAATACTCCTGGAAACTTTGATATGGAAGAAGTTCTTGAGAAGCTAAAAGCTAAAGGCGTTCCAACAATGACATACCACCTAGACCTTTGGTTTGGATTAAATAGACAAAAAGATCTTAACATTAATCCAGTGTACAAAAACATTCAACATTTTTTTACAGTAGACCCTCAGATGTCTGACTGGTTTAATAAAGAAACAAATGTTGTGGGTCATTATGTTCGTCCAGGAGTTTACGATAAAGAATGTACTTTTGAACCATCACCACCAAGACACGACGTAATTTTTGTTGGTAGCAAACAATATCACAAAGAATGGAACTATAGACCAACACTCATTGATTGGCTTACAAGAACATATAGAAGACGCTTTGAACTATATGGTAAAGATGGAAAAGGCGTTGTTCGTAATCAAGAACTAAATGATCTTTATGCATCTACCAAGATTGTAGTTGGTGATACTTTGTCCCCAAACTTTGACTACCCTGGATACTGGTCAGACCGTATCTACGAAACCATTGGTCGTGGAGGATTCTTGATTCATCCATACATTAAAGGACTTGAAGAAGAGTTTACAGATAAAGAACACGTTGTATTTTATGAATACAAAAACTTTAATCAATTAAAAAAATTGATTGATTATTATCTTGAAAATGATGAAGAGCGAGAAACTATTCGCAAAGCAGGTCACGAACTTGTAAAGTCTAAATATACTTACAAGGATAGATGGGAACAAATTTTGAAAGAAGTTTTAAAGAATGAATAGAACAACAATAATAGCCAATGCTGGAGAAGGTAAGAGATGGGGAAACTATCTAGATGTTGATAAGTCTGAGGTAATAATTGAAAACAAAGAGCCAATTATTGAAAGAACAGTTAGACAATTAGGGCTTTATAAATCAAGTTTATACATTGTTAGTGATTCTCCTACGGTTGCAGGAAAAACAACAAGAAGACCACGAAATAATCCAAGTTGGAATGAGGCTAATAAAATGTTTAGCTCTATGCCCTATTGGGATCGGCAGGGCAGAACGACTATACTATTTGGAGATACATACTTTACTGACGAAGCTATAAATAAGATTATGAGGCATAAAGAACCAGGATTTTATGTTTTTGGAAGACCTTTTGGTAGCAATCTTACTGGAAAGTCTTATGGAGAAATTTACGCTATATCATTTTATCCAGAAAATAAAGATGAGTTAATGTTTGCTCTAGAAAGAGCTTCTAAATTAGAAGAACGTGGAGTAATAGAAAAGGCTAACGTGTGGGCAGTTTATAGGGCAATGTTAAAGCTACCAGATGATCTTATGAATGAACACATAGTTGGCAGTAGATTTATTAATATTGATGATTGGACTGAAGATTTTGATTACCCCCACGACTATGACAATTTTATGATTAATTGGAAAAAGATTCGTGGAAACTTGGAAGAAGAAAAATGATAGATTATTTGATTGTAATACCAGTATATAAAGTAAACTCAAGAGTGAGAGCCTGTATTAAATCACTTAAAGATTACAAGCACGTCCTTCTTATTGATAATACTGGACGAAGAGAGTGCCAAGAATTTTTAAATAATAGAAAATATTATGGTCTTAGAGTTAAGTTTTTTAAAGAAAACATTGGCGTTAACCGTGCTTGGAATATAGGATTAAAAGAAAGACACGACTGGACTTTTGTAGTGTCTAGCTCTATGATCTTCAACGATGGCTTTAAGCCAATTGCAGAAATGCTTGAGGGTTATGAAGGTCTTATTTTTAGAACAGATCACTCTTGGCATTGTGCTGGATTATCAAGAGAAGTTATTGAGCAAGTAGGATACTTTGATGAAAATTTCTTCCCTGGATACCTTGAAGATTGTGACTGGGACTATCGATCAATTCTTAATGGAACCAAAGAGTATGGCAACAATGTTATTGACGCTTATTGTCAGGTGAGTGGAGGAGCCACTATTGATGGTGCTCAAGTTATTATTGGACCACTTCGTGAATACTTTGTTTCTAAATGGGGTGGACCTGAATGGAAAGATCGTGATGATCGTTATATGGGATGGGCTACTATCTGGGAAGGTGGAGAGAGTGAGCATAATAGAATCTTTATACATCCCTTCGATAATCCAGACAATCCTATTTCATACTGGGAGCCACAGGATATTCAAACACTAAAAAATAGGTACGGTCTCCTATGAGAATTGGTCTAATTGCACGTTCGGACAATACTGGTCTTGGCAATCAAACAAAAGAATTAGCCGATATGCTTAAGCCTGATAAAATTTTAATTATTGATGCATCTTCATTTAATCGTAATGTTCAATATCACAACAGGTACTCAGAATACAATTGCAAAATTAGTCGTGGTGCTCCAAGCAATACTCTTGTCAATAACTTTTTAAATCATCTTGATGTAGTGATTAGTTGTGAAACATTTTATAATCCGCAATTTGTAAAGCTTGCCAAATTAAACAATGTAAAAACAATTCTTCAGTACAATTATGAATTATTGGATTATCTTACAGACTCTGAAGCATTGTTGCCAGACGTACTATTAGCACCTAGTATGTGGATGCTTGATGATATTAAAAATAAGTTTGGTGATAGGTGTAGAGTTCAATATTTACCTCCCCCCACCAATCCAACATTGTTTGAAGATACTATGAATTTAAATATAGAAAAAAAACATAAAAGAATTTTACATATTGGTGGCAAACCAGCAATGGCTGATCGTAATGGAACAAATGTTGTTTTAGATATGCTTAATTATTCTAAGGCAGAATATGAATTGGTAATTGCAACACAAGTAAAATTAAAATCTAGTTCAGACGATCCAAGACTAAAAGTTTCTCTTAACAATGTAAAAAACAGACAAGATATGTATAAAAATTTTGACGCAATGATTCTTCCTAGAAGATATGCTGGTCTTTGTTTGCCTATGAATGAGGCACTGCTTAGTGGTCTACCAGTTTTTATGACAGACATTTCTCCAAACAATATTATACTTCCAGAAGAATGGCTTGTGAGGTCTGAGCCAAAACAAGAGATTCTTACAAGAACAAAGCTTAAAGTTTATGAGGCTAATGCAGAACAACTTGCTAAAAAAATAGATAACTACATTAATTCAAATGACAACACCAAAGATAAGAAATTGGCATATGAAATTGGTATGAAAAATTTTGCAGTACAGAATCTTAAAGATAAATATTTTCAATTAATAAATTCATTATAAAAGGGTGGGCTACCGAAGTAACCCACCCTCTAGTGCTAGATTAGTTGCCTTCAGTCTTAACTGCAGCAGCAACGTCCTTCGCTGATGGCACGATACCAAATGCTGGATCGTTTGGGTTGACATAACGAATAACTACTGGAAGCAATGCAGCCCAAAGTGCGTTAGCGAGCTGTGTTGGTTCTGTGACTCCTGCGGCATATAGTGCTAGACCAGCAGCCAAGAGGCTACGTCCGTATGACGAAAGTAGTTCTACTAATTGCTTTGTGTTCATTTTTATTTCTCCTTGTTGTTTTCTGTTTCTGGAAGAACCTTGATTAGTTCTGAGTAGGCATCAAAGATTTTATTCATTGGTGGATTCTCATCTATTCTTCCAAATTTGTCGTAGTATTCCATTGTTGGACCTACCGTTTCGACAAACTTATTTAATGTAGACTGAACTTCTTCAATATATGTAAAAGCCCAATCTCTTGACTTAGATACAAAGCTGACAAATCCATCAGTTTGTACAAGTTCAAGCCTTTGTTTTTCCTCAACTAATTCTGAAAACTTTTTAGCATATGCAGAATTGTCAATTTTAAGTTGTTGAATCATTGCTGATTGTTCTATATTTTTCATTAAAATAGTAACAATATAGTATGCAACTAAACCAATAGAAGCAGAAATCATTATTGTAAGTCCAAGACCTACAAAATCAATAGTCATTAGTCTATAGCCTTTCTTGTCAACTGAACAATTGCCCCATTGTCCTCTAGTGCCTTTTTAACTTGTACCATATATTCTATAGCACGGCGTTTGTCAAAGTCTGGAAGACGAAAGAACTGTTGTTCATCTGCGATTACTTCCAAAAAAAACATACCCTCGACAGTATGCTCTGCCAAAGCAACAGTAAAGTTATCTGGAGGAGTAATAGAGTGGAATGCTCTTTTCATTTCATTTGTATACATTAGTTTTCATCAATCGTTAGATCTTGCCAGGTATTAGCCCAGTCTTCTTTTGAACGATGGTTGTTGAATTCTTTAGAGATCTTACCATTTTCAAGGTATACGCCTCCCCAAACTCCCCATTCTTTTTGCGAAACACCAACTGCAAAACATTGTCTAGCAACTGGGCAACCACTACATAAAGAGTCGATAGCACGTCTGAGATTTTGATCTTCTTCATATTTGTCAAAGAATAGATTAGTGTCGTATCCGACGCAAAGCCCATCGTATTTCCATTTTTCACTTTGCATCATCCCTCACAAACTTAGATGGAATATTCCAGCCATCGTGGTCAAGGGTATAGTGTTTTTGAATGTGCCATTGCCCATCAAGGTATACACCTTCTGGCTTCATCCATCCAGTTGGTGATGCCTTAATTTCTTTGACATTCCAACCATCCCACTTAAGAAACTTATTGTTATCTACAATTGTTTCCATTTGTTCTAGAGAGTTAATCTTCATTACCTTCTCCTATTGTATATATTACTTTTTTGATTTCTGCCGCATCAATGACTGATTGGCATCGAATGCAAGGTTTGCTTTCTCTGTCTATACCCTGAGAATTTACTCTAGCTACATACAGAATAGCACCCTTTACATTCCAATTTGCATCCCTGATTGCATCTACTTCTGCGTGAACAGAACAATGTGTTTTGATGTGCTCAGGTGATACGTAATAAGGGTTATTACGATCCTTATTATAGCCTGTACCAACTACTCGTCCAGACTTTACTACTACCGCTCCGTGCATTCTACGAGACTTTGATTTAGAAGCAAAGTATCGTGCTACGGATAGGTAAGCTTTTTCTTTGTTGCTCAAGTCGCTCTCCATTAGTATCGGAAAATCCCAGCTTCAACATCTTTATCCTCTGCTTCACGAACAAGAGGGGAGACGTTCTCCTTTGGCTCACTTAAGAATGCAAAATAGTCAAGATCAACTATCTTATCTTTTAGTATATTTGCAGAAACCTTAACAAGTTTAATTGATATACCTCGTGACTTTAAACTATTCTCTGAAACATTACAAAACTCTAGTGCCATTGCATTAAGCTTTACTGGTCCTGCAGAAAATACAACAATGCTCTTGTCTTCTTCTGTCATACCAGATAGTGCTACACGCATAGCACGAAGAAACACACTGTAATCATTAAAATTGCGTGTTGCCTGGATGCCCAAAATCATTTGCTAAACCTTCTCTTAGTTTTTCTACAATGTAGATTGTCTGTTCTAATTCTACCTTATCCATACCCATTGTGTCAACTTCAGACACAGTATCTTCATCGACCTGTCCGTTCATTGCTTCTGCAAAATACAGGGTATGGTTTTTAATCCAATAAGCTTTGTCTTTTAAGAATAGTATTCTAAGAAAACTTTCTTCATAATGCTTGCTTGCCTGTGATCTTAGCGGTACTTCAATAGTCATTTCAATCATATCAATAAATGGTGCTACAAGATCAAAAGTATAGGCTTGACTATTTTTTACAACAGTTTTCTTTTCATTAACTTTTTTAATTGAAAAACGATTAAATACAATTAACGTAATTAACGATGTGATTGCCCCCAAGAAATATTCCATATTGTTCCTAATACAATTATACTATTTTTCTAAAGCTTTCAGAACAAATGTTAGTGTCATAAGTAAGCGAGAATCCAACTCCGATACCGCTAATGGATTGAGTGCTTTTTCTGCAATGTGTATCATTGGGTTTTCTTCATCAATATTAATATTGACAAACCCTAAAACCCAAAGTTCTTTAAGATCTTCATAGAATAATCCTACAGTACTTTCGATTAGTTCTGGAACAATTTCCTGAGCCTTATCTGTCATACGGTATACAAAGTTACCATTATCATCAAGGCTGGCTACTTCAACTGCCCCCCTTAAAATGAGATCTTCTAAACTATTTTCTTCTGGCTCCATTAGTTTTCATCTCCTTTAAGTCTGTTCTGAACAAGCTGTTCACGCTCGTCAATAATTTCAAAAGCAAAGTCTTCAAGTTTATTTTTATCTGCTTTGTTATAGTGGTGTCCACATAAGAACAACTCTCCTACAACGCCCTTGACGTGTACATACGCCTGTGATGGGCAAGCATCGCATCGATCATTTGCAGTGAGTGTCCACTGCTTGGTCTCTACTTCTATCATTGAATCTCCTACTTATCAGTGGAATAAAATCCGCTACCTTTGAAAGCAACGCCTATATTAGAGTATACCCTATTTAGTGTAGAATTGCAAGTGTCACACGAATACCCACCAGTGGGTTCATTTTCACTGATGGGTCTCGTGATAACTTTTTCTAGACCGCACTTAGAACAAGTGTAATCATATAAAGCCATTTGTTTCCTTACTTACTTAGACTGTTGGAGTAGTTGGTGCAGCTGAATCTGCTGCATCCTCTGCTGCCTTTTCCTGACGAGCCTCAATCTTTTCCTTCTTGAGAACTTTTGCAGGGTCAATGAACTTCCCACCTTTGTCAACAATTGAAAAGTGAAGGTGTGGACCAGTAACGGTTGTACCAGTCGCACCAGAAAGTGCAATAGTTTCTCCAGCTTTGACATCTTGATTTTTCTTAACCAAAATTTTTGACAAGTGCAAATAGCGTGTGTGACGACCATCAGCATGTTTAATTTCAATGCTAATGCCAGTCCCATCCTTTGCAACTTCGTCGGTTACAATAACGGTTCCATCTGCCGAAGCAAAAACCTTTGTTCCAGTAGGACAGTTGTAGTCCAATCCTGGAATAGATGATCCACGAGCAACGTGTGCCTGAAAATCATCATTGGTATCCGTGGTCTTGCACGGACGTTGATAATCTACATCAATCATTATTTCTTCTCCTTGGGTGTTATTTTTTTAACTACTGGTGTAGCTGGTGCGGCTAAGTTTGCTTCCGCAGCTGTTGCACCAGATTCATCGTGAGTTGGTGTTGGAAGTACTGGATCTTCTGGCAGAGCAGCTACTTCAGCGGTAGCAATAGACTTTTCCCATTCAATAAGGTGCTTGAAGAACTTTACAGGCTCGATGTATCCAGCACCAGTAGCATTCCAAGTGTGAATTCTTCCCTTGTGTAGTTCCCAGTGTAGGTGCTTACCAGTTGACATACCAGTTGAACCCATCTTGCCAATTGGAGTTCCAGCTTCAATGGTCTGACCCTTTTTAACTTTAATAGATCCATCTAGCATATGGGCATAAAGTGTTGTGTACCACTCGCCTTTAATTTTGTGCAAAAGAGTAACAGAATTTCCAAATCCAGCTGGATTATTCCCAATTGCGATTACCTTACCTTTGTATGGTGCTTCGATCCAGCAAGGTTCTTGTGAAGACCAGATATCTGTACCATTGTGATGACGCTTTTCTTTGTAAACTGGGTGAATTCGCCAACCCATATATGATGTTACGCTCCATTTTTTACCTGGATTGCCATCAATTGCATATTGTGCTTTAGTCATAGTTTTTATGACCTCCTTCTTTTCAATTATATCATTCATTGAGCCACCTCTCGGAATCGAACCGAGCACCTGATCGTTACAAAGGACCTGCTCTACCAAATGAGCTAAGGCGGCGACGCTCCCCCTCCTGGGATCGAACCAGGGACCTTAGAGTTAACAGCTCTCTGCTCTGCCTCTGAGCTAAGGAGGAATAGACAAACCCTCTTAAGTTATATGTTTATTATACATCAACCTAAGAGGGCTGTCAAGTACGCTATCGTGCTTCTGGTGTGTGTACTGCGAATGCTTCGTTGATTTCTGTTTTAGAAAGTTTTCCGTCGTTTAGGTAACCACGAGCTAGGTCTTCTACAACATTTGCAACTCCCATTACACCTGCAAGTATTGCAGTCTGTACAGTGTCAATTCCAATGATTGCACCAGCACCAACTGTTGTCAATGCTGATACTAGGAATAGTGCAATCATTCTTCCAATGATGCCTATAGTTGTTTCTTTATCCATATATATCACTCCTTCCAATTGTCTTTATTTCTGAGTGGGAATGTTGCCATCCAAATTCCACAAGTTATTAAAATTACCCAACCTACAAATGTCTTTGCAGTTCCCTCAAGTACTACCCACGCAACAAACATACCAAGTAGTGTCCATAGTTGCTCAATCATATCTTTAATTATTTTCATTTCGACCTCCTTGTTGCTGCTGCTGCAGCTGTTGCTAGTTGTGATACTTGACCAACAATGACAGCTGAAACAATTACTTTTTGTGATTTCTTTCTTTCTTCTGGTGTTAGGTCTGCACCTACGTTACTTATGTAGTTTGCTGCATTTGCTAACGCTACCGCCACATTTCCAAGCACTGGAATAGCAGCTAATTCTTCTGAGATTTGAATATCATCTTCTTCTGCTAGAGCAATTTGTTCTGCCACAATCTCTTCAGTTGTTGGTTCTTGTATAGGCTCAGGAGCCACAGGAGGCTCTACAACAGGCTCTGGTTCTACTACAGGTTCTGGTTCAGGATTGACTGGTTCCTCTGTTACAGATGGCTTTGGCTCTGGCTTAGGCTCTACTGTAGGTTCTGGCGTTGGCTCTGGTGTTGGGTCTACTGTAGGTTCTGGTGTAGGGGTAGGGGTGGGTGTAGGTTCTGGTGTAGGCTCGACTACTACGGCTTCGTGCGTAAATGCACTTTCTGGTACAACATTCATTCCTGTTTCATCATACATATATAATTGATTACAAGCCCACCCCCCATATTCATACCACCATATATCAATATACTGGCTTACATTAGCCTCAAAATGGTGAGTCCCTTGTGATCCTGAGCAGCCCTTGAGCCACCAATCATTAATGACTGTTTCTCCACCAATTTCCATATAAAATCCATCATCAGCAAGGGACTGGAATGTTATATCGCCACTTGTTGGTAATGTTATGTATCCGTAATAGTGAATTATTACGAAGTCTCCCTGGCATCCTGCAACAATACCGTCTGCCCAATCGTGATTGATTTGAGATACAGAAATCCAAGCAGTCTCTACTGTATCTTTACAGAGGACGTATGCCTGACGTTCTGGTGTTGATTGAGGATCGTAGGTGTATACATCTACACTTAATCCCTGCTCAGTTGCTGGATATGCAGGTAGAGCAAAGAACAACACCGCATAAACTGCAAGCATTGTTGACAAACTTACGATAGCTAGTAATCGTTTTATTTTCCTTCACTCCTAAGTAAGCTTTGGGAAGCTTAACTATACTATTATACCAGATTTTAGGCAAAAGAAAAGGGCTACCGAAGCAGCCCAATCCTAAGTTATTTAGTTAGAAGTCCCAGTCTTCGTCTTCTGTAGCCTCGTGCTTGCCAATAACGTAGCTAGATCCAGATCCAGAGAAGAAGTCGTGGTTCTCGTCTGAGTTAGGTGACAACGCTGACAGAATAGCAGGGTTGACATTGCAAGTTTCCTTGGGGAATAGTGCATCAAATCCAAGATTCATTAGAGCTTTGTTGCCATTGTATCGAAGAAACGCCTTAACATCTTCGGTTAAACCAATGTTGTCATAAAGATCTGCAGTATACTTAGCCTCATTGTCATACATTTCCATTAAGAGTGTATATGTATATGCCCTCAGTTCATCCTGCTCTTCTTCTTCTAGTTTTGCAAATGCTTGCTGAAACTTGTAGCCAATGTAGTAACCGTGTACAGCCTCATCACGGATGATGAGACGAATAAGGTCTGCAGTGTTGGTAAGCTTTGCACGGCTTGACCAATACATTGGAAGATAGAATCCTGAGTAGAATAGGAATGACTCAAGAAGTGTTGAGGCAATCTTACGCTTGAATGGATTGTCTCCGTTGTATCGCTCTAATACAATCTCAGCTTTTTTCTGCAGGTATGGGTTGTCCTCGCTCCATCGGAATGCCTCTTCAATTTGTGAAGTTGATGTAAGTGTAGAGAATACACTTGAATATGACTTAGCGTGTACTGATTCCATAAAGGCAATGTTTGTTAGTACTGCTTCTTCGTGTTGTGTAGCAGCATCTGGAATGAGGCTGACTGCTCCTACTGTACCCTGGATTGTGTCAAGCATAGTTAGTCCAGTGAACACACGCATTGTTAGTTCTTGCTCGTCTGGGTGTAGTGTCGCCCAAGACTGAACATCATTTGAAATTGCAACTTTTTCTGGTAGCCAGAAGTTTGATGTAAGTCTATTCCAAACATCAAGGTCTACTGGGTCTTCGATTTTGTTCCAGTTAATTGGTCTTGTTATCATATTTGCCTCCTAAAGCATACAGCTTACGCACTCTTCAACATCGGTTCCCTCTAGAGCCATTTGTCGAATGCGAATGTAGTAAATTGTTTTGATGCCCTTGCTGTAAGCGTAAATCTGTGCTTTGTTTACGTCACGAGTAGTGGCTGTGTCCTTGAAGAACAGTGTCAGGGATAGTACCTGGTCTACGTGCTGTGTTGCAGCAGCATAGGTGTCAATGATCTTCTCTGGTCCGATTTCATATGCATCGGTAAAGTATTCACGATTATCGTTTGTAAGGAATGGTGCAGGGTAGTAAACACGACCAAGCTTTCCTTCTTTACGAATCTCAATCTGAGAAGCGATAGGGTGAATAGATGATGTTGAGTTATTGATGTATGAGATTGATCCTGTGGGTGGTACAGCCTGTAGGTTTTGATTATAGATACCGTGCTTCTTTACAGACTTAGCAAGTGTTTCCCAGTCGTGCTGTGTTGGGATTTCAATCTTTGCATCAGCAAATAACTTGGCGACTCTCTTTGTTGCTGGCTTCCATTCTTGCTCAATGTACTTAGTGAAGAACTCACCAGTTGCATATTTCGACTTTTCAAATCCATCGAATGGGCTACCAGTTTCTTTAGCCATCTTATTAGATGTAAAAAGAGCGTGGTATAGAACAGTATAGAAGTAAATGTTGGTAAAGTCAATACCCTCTTCAGAGCCGTAATGAATCTGCTCACGACCAAGGTAGCCGTGTAGGTTCATTTGACCAAGACCAATGGCACGAGACTTCTTGTTACCTTCGGCAATAGACATTACAGATTCGATGTATGACATATCGGCAACAGCTGTTAAAGCACGTATAGCTGTATCGATTGTTTTACCAAAATCTTTGCCATCCATTACAGCAGCAATATTCAGCGAGCCAAGGTTGCAAGAAATATCTTTACCAATTTCATTGTAACTAAGGTCAGCATTGTAAGTGGTAGGCGTATTGACCTGTAAGATCTCTGAACAAAGGTTTGACATATTGATACGACCATCAATTGGGTTAGCATTATTTACTGTGTCTTCGTATACAATGTATGGATACCCTGACTCAAACTGCAGTTCAGCAATACGCTCAAACAGTTCACGAGCCTTGATCTTGTGCTTACGAATCTCAGGATTATCAACCATCTCCTGGTATTTTTCAGTAATAGAAATGTCTCCAAATGGAATGCCATAGATACGCTCTACGTCATAGGGAGAGAAGAGATACATATCTTCATTAGTCTTGGCAAGCTCCAGAGTTACGTCTGGAATAACAACACCAATACTAAGTGTCTTAATACGAATCTTCTCGTCTGCGTTCTCACGCTTAGTATCTAGGAACCTCATAATGTCTGGGTGGTGAGCATTAAGATATACTGCCCCTGCCCCCTGACGAGCACCTAGCTGGTTTGCATATGAGAATGCATCTTCAAGCATCTTCATAACAGGAATGACTCCAGAGGACTGATTCTCAATCTTCTTGATAGGAGCACCTGCTTCACGAAGGTTGCTTAAGTTGAGTGCTACACCGCCACCACGCTTGGAGAGTTGTAGTGAGGAATTAACTGCACGAGCAATTGATTCCATATTATCCTCAATACGGAGTAGGAAACAAGAAACAAACTCTCCACGTTGCTTCTTTGTAGCATTGAGAAATGTGGGTGTAGCAGGTTGAAAGCGACCAGAGATTAGTTCTTCAACTAAATCTAGTGCAAGTTTTTTATTGCCATTGGCAAGCATTAGTGCTGTTACAACTACACGATCTTCAAATCGTTCTAGGTAGCGTGAGCCATCAAATGTCTTGAGTGCATATGAAGTATAGAATTTGTATGCCCCAAGGAATGTTGGGAAACGAAACTTCTTTGCGTAAGCGTGTTGAAATGCTGACTTAATAAATGCAAAGTCATATTTATCTAATACTTCTGCATCATAGTATTCGTTCTTAACTAGATAGTGAAGCTTTTCATCAAGGCTGTGAAAGAAGACGGTATTCTGATTAACGTGATCAAGGAAATAAGCTCTGGCTGCCTCCTTGTCCTTGTCGAACTGAATTAGACCATTCTCGTCATATAGATTCAGCATTGCGTTTAGTTCGTGGTAACTATAGTTGTTTGTCATCTAGCATCGCCAGCCTTTCATTGATTTTATTTACATCGTCTTCTGTGCCGAATATTTCTACCCTGCCCAATACTGGAACGCCAGTCTTTGCGGAGATCAAGTCTGCAGCCTTGCAGTAGTGTTCTCCAAAATTGGTATTACCCATACCGATAACACCAATTAAATTGTCCCTATTGCTGGGGACATTTAAAAAAGCTCGTACCTGCTTTGGAATAGCAGATTTTTCGCTCCCACCACCATATGTTGGAACTACAAGTATATACGCCGTTTGCATTAAAAGAGGACTAGACTCGTCCTGTTTAATAGGAATTCTTGTAGAATTTACGTTTAACTTATCTACAAACCTTTTAGTATTCCCAGAATAATTTGAGAAGTAAACAACGTTCACCTGTCTCCTAAAGAATTCTGAAGTCGCCAGAATATTCTGACAACTGATGTTTGTATAATGTTTGAGGTTCTAATTTTATCACATCATCAGGCATTTTGTCAAGTCGTTCTTTCTGCCTATCTTTGAATGTATGAATTTCAATAACTTGATTTAGATTTTTTGGAGTGTGAGATATAGCACCAAAGATAGCACCGCACACGGCATCTGCTAGGTCCTTAGATGATTTGCGAGGGTGGTCTACCCTGTTCTGTTTCATAATCTTAAGCTCAGTTAACTCTTCAAATAGTAGGTCAATGGCTGGCATTACAAGACGATCTTCATAGACAAGCATAGCCATATCCTCGTAGTGCTTCTTGGCAACAGAAACAGTTTCAGTTCTCATTCCTACTTGCTTTAGTTCGTTTTGGATATCAAATGATTGCCAGCGGTCAAAGGAGACCATTCCTATATCGAATCCTTGTCTGCGTAGGTTCTGAATCCACTGCTTGACTTCTGACAGGTTAACAGGACCTTCTACTTTTGGTTCCCACCATACAACTGCATCTACTACTACGATAGGTGCTACTTGTTGATAGTCTTTGACTACCTGAATGTTTACCCACTTTTCTACGTGAGCAATAGCTACCGCACACTTGTCGTGTTTTTGTGCAAGGTCAGCGTGTACAAAGTATTTTTTATCTGGGTCTGGAACAAAGGATGGTTCAAAAGATTTGTTACTATCAATTGGATTACGGATACTCATACAGTCACGAATCTTATCTACCTGTTTAAAAAACGCATCTGAGCTATAGGTAGGTACACAGGCGAATCGCATCATAGCGTCTCCTAGGTCCGTGTAGAAGGCAAGCTTGAAGTCATCGATCTTACGAGTAGGGTTCACTACCCACGTTGGACGCTTGACAGCAAACATTCCAGGATACTTATAGTTAATGATGGTATCTTCTTCCCACTCAATCTCTAGAGAGTTTCCCTTTGAATCTTCTGGAAGATCTGGATTCATAATAAATTTGTGAGTCTTACGGATAATCTCTTTGTCCATAATTACATCGTCATATCGCTGTGAGATAAAGTCTCCAGGATAGCGAGGGAATGATAGTAGAGCTACTTTTCCTAAGTCTGGGAAACGAGAGTCTACAGACGCACGGAAGGCTTTGTAGATGTTGTCTGCAGTCTTGCCCTGATCATTACCAGTATTTGTTTCTTGTGCAAAACCAGAAATTTCATCAAGTACAGCTAGGATAAGATTTAGACCTTCGTGAGATTCTCTTTCAGAGTGACCAGAGTAAACAGTAATGGCGTGATCAAACTCAATGCTATCTACCTTTGCGTAAAACTTGCCAGCAAACCAAGGGGAACGTTCAATCTTTGTCTTGAAACCTTTGAAGAAGACGTTCTTGGCTTGTTGTGCGTTGATAGCCACGTTGATAATATCGATAGCGTCACCAGAAGGCTTGCCAAAGTATCTTGCTGGATCTTTTAAACATAGAAGCTTGTATACAATATATGCACACGCTACGGTAGATACAAAGTCCTTACCGCTACCCTTGCCAAGCTGAAGGATAACTTCATTCTTTGTATACTTTTTGTAGTATCGTCTTCCCTCTTCAGTACCCATAATGGTTTCAAGGTCTTCTTGCTTATAGATCTGGCTCATAGCCTCTACAATGTCGTACTGGATTTGTGACAATGGTGGTTGACCAAGATAAGCTTCGCCCTCTACAAAGGTACGAGCATCAACAGGCATCTCTGCAAAGTTTTCATCCTGCAGTGCTTCTAGGAAATCATCAAACATCGTGGACAACTGTAATTACCTCGTCGTTCTTAGATACTTCAGATAGTCTACGCATAATCTTGTCACGTA